AATGGATAAGTAGCTAATTCAGAGAAATCCACTCGTTCAATGGATATTACATCGTTATATGTTTTATTTCTTTCAAACATCATAACTTCTAATGTCTCATTATTAGGAATAAGACATACCGAAATATCTGTTAATGCTTGATTATTACCTCCAATAAAATAATTAAAATTTGCATCAATTATTTTAGAAAGTATAAAGTCAGAAACGATAACTTTTTCAGGTCTTATAAAATAATACCCAGGATCTACAGATAAGGTAGTCCCTTGTAATTTATAACTTATTGGAACATATTTTATTCCTTTAAGATTTACTTTTAATTTTGGTTTATTAGCTTTTTTTATATCTTCAGTGGAATATCTATTTTTATTTTGTCCTTCTATTTCAGGCAATCTTTCATTTATTGTTCCGAAGATGACTTTTTCTACATTTCCCTCGTACCTTCTAACAATTTTATAATTCACATAATCATCAGTTTCACCAGATGTACTAATTTCATTTTTTGGGACGGGAAGAGATATTTCTAATTTATTATTTACATCTAATGCATCTCCAATTTTTATTAATTCTTTGGACTCTTCCGTAGTAAATCTTCCGGACATGTATTTTCCATACTCATCCACATGATATTGACCTTTATATATGTCTCCATTTAAATAAGTAAAATTTCCAGTAGATAAGTTAGGACCTGATCTTTTATTGTTTGGATCTGATAATCTATGTATATTTATGATATTATTCTCTTCCACTATTTACTAACTTTAAAATATATAGAATCATCAATTGTTTTTTCAATGTCTCCTCCATCCATCTTCACTTTAATTAGAACTTTATAATATCGATTAGGAAGGAATGTATTAAAATCTAATTTGAAATAATTTCCTTTATTGTCACAACTTATTACATTTCTATCATCAAATGGAACAACATACATAGATGTTTGTTCATCTTGTATTGCATAATAAGAAGATGTTGGTAATCTTTTACTTAACATGTAATTTGATGATGTAGAATATGTCTTAACTGGGATTCTATCTCTTACTAAAAATCTAAACTTTGTTTTATCTGTTGGGTAATAAGATGCTTTTTTATTTTTGAAATGTAGAATGAAATCTTCGTTTGGTACTTGAGAGAATGATGAAGTTCCTGAGAAGTCTGCATCATTCCATACAATGTCTAATCTTGGAATGAATATAGTTTGAGTTTCCCTGCTGAAAAATTTAACAGATCCCATTACTTCACAACTTTTTTCATCGCTGTCACTTCTTTTTAAGATAAGACCATTATTCGGAATAGAGCCTGAAATCCATTTATGAACAATTCTAGTGATATCCATTCTTAAATCCGGACTTTCTTGGTCAAAAGATTGCGATGCTACGAAACCACTTTGATGATACCATGTACCCCCTCCTTTTTGTGTCACGTATGAGCCGGTAGTTCCTGCGACAAATGAACCGGAAGTCCACCGTTTACCTGTCATATTAAAAGAGCCATTTCTATAAGTCCATGAAACACCCTCTTTAATTTGAGGAGAAGAGTTGTAGTATCCTTTTCCTTGACTCCAAGATTCACTAACAGGGTATGCGTATAAAGAGTAAGTCAAAGCTAAATTATCGGCCTGTGCTGAAAATAAATTTAAATAGTATTTGCTTGACTTTCCAATAGTTCCATTCTGAATTAATTTATTTATTTCGTTAGAATCTATTTGGAGTAATATCCTAGAATTATAATTGTAATTATAGAAAATATCATTAGCATCTGCAACATTATGAGATATCTTTTCTAACTCTATTATTGAATCTAAACCTGAATTTAAATCAGGTTTCCCTTCATATATAGTGGCGTCTCTTATTGGATATACTGAATACTGCATTTTATGTTAAATTTACTACTCTTCCTAATATGTCTCTGTTCTTATACTTAACTTCAAAAATTGAAGGATCTAATGCGGGGTATAATATATTATTCCTAGTTGCTGTAGCTATATCATAGTAATTACCGGAATATCCTTCATCCTCCTTGTATTTATTATGTATATCAAATGCTAGTATATTTTTCACTCCCTGTACATCTTTGATTAAGCACATAACTTCACTTATATAAATAGGTTGACCTATCTGCATTTTATCATTAGAAAAGTAATCTCTAAGATTAGATAAGCATTGTAAAAGAACTTCATTTGAATTATATGTAGCGGATGTCAATATTTCAAAACTTATAGCTATGTTTATAATAAAGGCATCTCTTATATTTATAGCGTCAGTTAACATCCTGTATTGTAATAGATAATTTTTAAGATTCATTTTTACTGCCATATTTAAAGGGCTAAAGTTCTTATTATTATCGTATCCTAATAAATACAAATTAAGTGATAATGGATTTGGGATAAAATCAAATGTTCCATAAGCTCTAGTTTGGGCATCCCTTTCAATGTGAGCTTTAGCTACTGCTCCAAACTTAGGAGGCAAAGTGTAACATCTGACCATGTAGTCATCTTTTGTTACCGCTCTGTTCTGAGAAGCAAAGTGATTTATAGCTTCTTCTCTTAATGTTTCTATTGGTTTATCTGATATACCCCCTCTAGCTGGTTCCGGATTGTTTATGACAAGGGAACCTATAGATGCATTATATAAAGTCGAGTCTAAAGCACCTAAAGGAGTTAGTACGTTTATTGATGATATAGTAGTTATTGAGTTTGCTGAAACGTTATCCGGAATACCGCCTCCGATGGCGTATTGTACTGTAAGAGTGGTGTTAGAAGGAGCTGATCCGTAAGTTTTTGTGTATAAAAAATTTTCCGGGGATATACTTAAATCAACAACTCTTTCAAAATAATTTAATCCAGACCCTACATTAAAAGGATTAGGAACAATTTCTTCATCGACTTCACTGCTAACACCACCTCCAAATTGTATTTCAGTTCTATCATCTAATCTAAGCCTAGTTACAAATCTTCTTTCTGTTTGTAAATAAGTTAATAAGTAAGGTGCAGAATCTCTGTATTGCGACAAATTTTGGTCGTTATGCGGTAAATTTTGTACAGGAATTGGTATGGTATCTTGAGCTAAATAAGGCACTTCATACCACTTATTTCCATCTGAATCTGTTACGCTTAATATTTCAAGAACATTATTTTCAGGTAAGGTGATTTTATCATAAGGTTTAGGTGTTGCAAAACTAAACTGTCTTGATAAAATAGTTCCAGATACTGCTTTTACTTTTTTCCTAAATAGATAATTTTCTACTTCTCCTGCATTATCAATAGAATAAACAGATATTTCGGTAGGGTCTAAAGAAGAACTGTACCTAAAATCGACAGATTCAATTGTTCTAAATGTTATATTTTCTCCACTTGTAGCTACTAAACTAGAATCTATAGATAAAGCATACTTGAAATCAGGTTTGTTATTAGGTCCATTTCCGGTAGAAGGAACTACTTGATAGATATCTAAATCTACTGATGCTCCTGTTATTAAAGATGGCTTAAATCCTAAAGAGTTAGCAATATTGTATAAATTTATTTTTTCTTGTACAGTGGATAATAATGATTCTCTTAACTGAATATCAGTGTAAAATGATAGAACATCTCCTACATAAGAAGCTAGTTCTATAAACATCATACCTGGAGAGGCTTCATTAAAATCATTATATGTATCAGGAAAGTAATTTTTAGAAAAATCTATTAAAGATTGTCTGAATTCTCCAAAATCTTTATTTACATATTTTACATCCTTACTAATTAAATTACTTCTTTTACTCATTTTTATAATATTTCAGCGGCTAAATCATTACCCGAATTATAGATTACTACTGTTCTATTGGCGCCTCGTTCTGTAACAGAAAATGTTATTCTCACATTAACTGAATTTTCTTGCTCTGAATACCCGTAGTTTTGATTACCTCCAATACCTACACTTAAATCTTTAAGAACTATATAAGGAAGCCAAAATCCTATATCTTCCTCTAGTGAAGACTCTAAAAAACCTCTATTAAACGAACTGTTTTGCTCAAAAACAAAATCTCTGAGAATTGTTCCAAAATTAGGTTGCATATATCGCTCACTTTTTCTAGTCATTAGTAAATTTATTAAATTACTAATTGCTTGCTCTTCGGTAGTGTAGGATAGTTTGAAAGGTCCTACATCTCTTGATGGTTTTTTGTTGTAAGCTTCTAAAGCACTTTTAACAAATGTATTTCTATTAAAAGGTAATAAAATTCCAACGGCTTTGTCTAATTTCGTATCAGGTGGATATGCCTTGTATATTATTCTAGCCATTATTTTATTTTTTCTGCTTTTTTCAATATCGGTGTATAATTTCTAGAAAGTAATTTACTCATTAGATTACCTCCTTCTGATGAAGGTAATACAACTTTTCCATCCATATCAACTAAAGGTTCGTGTAAATAGTTAGATATACTCATATTTTCAGTAGTTACTGAAGGACCATAATCCATATCCGAACTGTTAAAAGGCGTAGTTCCTGATAGAAGAGAGTCTAAAGAACTATTAGATTTAATTGGTCTTTGTTCTCTAGTATAAGTATTTTCTACTACCTTGCTTGTATTTTTACTATTTAAATTATTAAATTCTTCTCTAATTATAGATTTTATCTCCTTCTTTAATTCTTGAGATATTTCTTTTACTAAGTATTTTATAAGTGAATTCTTGTCCATGTTTATAATAAATATTTAAACTGCATAATAAATTTAAAAATTAATCTCTACTATTTTATTTAAGTCCACTAATTCGTGAGATAAATGAGCGTAATTATTTTCGTATAAAGTAACTTCTAGTTCTTTTCTTATACAATCTGAATTAACTAATATCTTTTTTTCTACAAGCATTGATTCTTCTAGTATAAACAAGTTGGTTGAAAGTAATTTTTCTATATCTGTATTATACTTGAATTTATCTCCTACTATATACCAACCGGGTTTACAATTTTCTTTTATAACTAATATCAAATAAACAACATCTGATACTATTGCTAAGGTTCTTTTACTTTTAAGAATAGAAACTATCTTAAATAAATGACCATAGCATTTACCATCAGGGTATATGAAATCTACCGGTATATTAATTAAGTCAGTTTCCGGATTAAAAGGAGTACCGGGAGATCCAGGTCCACCCGGTCCGTTAGGTCCTCCGGGTCCGCCTGGCTGTCCGGGAGCGCTATCCGGATTACCTGTTCCGGGTTCACCGGGTTCACCGGGTCCACTAGGTCCTCCGGGAGTTCCAGGTGATTCAGGTGGTATAGCTGTTCCTTCACCTTGAGGCGTATCGGGCAAATTAGCAGGAGAACCGTCTGGTTCCGTAGAGCTACCCGCGACTTCTGGAATAGGCTCTGTATTAGGATTACTAGCACCTCCGGGAGTTCCCGGCGGTTTCATTTTGGGTAGAGCGTTGTTAGGATTAATAGAAAAATTAGGTAAGTCGACAGATGGATTACCTATTGAATTTGCAATAGAATCGGTACCTCCCGGCATATCGGGAGATGCGGTTATAGAACCTCCTGTTTTGCCATCCATTCCCGGTATGCTATTTGTAAAGCCTGTAGGGGCTACCCTAGATAATCCGTCAGTTCCTAGTTTAAAATTCGAAGGTAATGAGGGAGGTTGGGGAAATCC